CAGTAGGATTGGCGTCTTTGATGAACTCGATGCTCATGGAATCCGGGATGGTAGCACCTGCATCACTTCCAAGTCCCGCTACGGCTCGCATGAGCACACGACGGTCAGCCGCGGTGCTTCCAGGGCCATATTTGCCAAGCCGGATGGGTTGGCCGTAGGTTTCAGCAAATACGACCCAATCACGCACGGAGAAGTTCTTATAGAGCCAGTACCAGCTTACGGGGCGGACTACACCGCCGCGCACTGGAAGGCCGGACTTTGAGCGCACCTGGTGAACGATATACTTGTGCCGGGAGAGTTCTTTCAGCTGTCCACCTTCAGCACGAAGCTTCAGGGTGCGGCCATCGACGCGGTCAAATGCGAACCAGCGTGGGTCGCGCCATTCAAGCCGCGCGGGCAAATAGGTCTTCTTGTCCCAGATGATTTCGCACACGCTGTAGCCTTTGCCGACCGCATCCATAATGTCCTCCAGATCGGAGGTCAATTCGTCCCGATCCAGCCAGTCACGGATGAGCTGCGCATGGGCTTTTGCCTGTTCATCATCGTCATTCGCCGATTCTACGGTGATTTCAAGCCCCGTCACAGCGCGCTTACGCTGGAGAAGCACACCCACATAGTGCGGGTCTTTCTCCTCGATCTGCTCCGCAATCTCAAGATAGGCCAAGGGGTCGCCCTCATCCGCCTGTCGCATATGCTGCGCCCATTGCTGCGGCTCTAGCCCAGCACTGGAGTAGCTGTGATGGATGTTGCGCACCGTGGCCATGCGCGGGCCGGCCTCTTCTTCAAAAAGCTCGTCGCGCTTCAGCGGCATACCGTATTGGTCAATTAGCCCCACCATAAATAACCTTTCTACCAAGTCTCGCCGCGGCGGAATCCATGTCCTGCGACAGATGGTTTGATATCCTCATCTTCAAAATCTTCGACACGCATCTTCATGCGGCCGTCACTGTTAACCGGAGCGCGCTTGACCGCGTCATAGGCATATTCGACGATTTCCTGGAGGCTTGACCAGAAAGCCATCGCGCCGGAGATAAGGCTGTCTCCATGTCGTTTGTTGCCGTCAACGCCCTTTGCGCGTTTCGCGGGTATCTGCGGGATGCCGCGCACAAGCACGGCAGTGCGATGATCGTCAAGGATATCGGTGTCCCGCGGCAGCAAGATGGTGCCGTCCTGGAAGGCGGCTTTGTATTTGGAGAATGCGTCAAGATACCACTCTTGCGTGGCCATGACGCGGTGGATGCGGTTTTGCCCGTAGCGGGTCATCGTCTCTTCCGCCATCTGAGAGCCGTTGCCGCGCGCGTCAAACGCACCGGCAGTGAACCGCGGCAAAGCGTCCATGATGTACCAGAGGATTTGCAGCTGCTCGCGGAACGGCACGTTCTTCAGCTCGACTGCAAACGGTACGCGTCGGGTGAGGTTCTTTTCCAGCACCAAAGGCATGAAACTGGTTAAATCGCCTGTGCGCGCCACGTCGCCGCCGATGAAGTGCTGTAAGTCGGGATTAAGCTTCTCCAGAAGTGGGCCGAGGTTTTCCCGGCACCATTCGCGGATGAAGGAAATGCGCAGCTCTGGTGCGCTGTGTAGGAACTCGTCTTTCAGGGTCAGGCGAAGAACAGGCGCGTCCACCATGCGGCTTTCCACAAGGATGCGCGGTAAGAATGCGCCGCCCCCGTGCCGCGGCTGACAGAAAAGCTCCTCGTCCGCACCCGCCCCGTAGGTCTTGATCAGCTTCTCTCGCCACTCATCTTCCAGCTCCTGCGTCCATTCCTTGCCCTTAACGAGGCAGATGCGCTTGTAGAAGCCATCGCGCAGCGCGTCATCCAGATCGATGCGTAAGGTCGCCCACGGCAGCTTGCCGGCACGGCAGTCCTGGACGTATTCATTGAACTTGTTATCCGCCCCGTTATGGGTAGAGACCAGAACAACCTTGCCGCCCCAGATCAGCATCGCATTCGCGGCCTTCATGAGTTCTTCCAGGTCATCATGGAACGCGGCCTCATCGATGATCACGAAACCTTGGCGGCCGCGCATACCACGAGGGCTGCTACTGAGGGCGACAATCTCGAAGCCAGAATTGAAGTTGATGCGCAGCGCCTGAATCTCGCGCTCGTTATCGTCCTTGAAAAGGAACTCTTCCACCTCTTTGGCTGCGGAATTGAACTTTCGCGCCCATTCAGCGCAAGCATCAATGAACTCGCGGGCCAGCGAAAGGTTTACGGAGAGATACATGACATCCATGCCGCCGCCGCTCTTGGTAGAGGCTGCGCGCAGCACGGCGTCCGCCGCCAAAGCCCACGTCAGACCAATGCGGCGTGACTTCTCAATGATGGTAATGTCGGCGGTCGTGGTGAGAAGTATGGACTTCTGCTGATAGGGAAGTAGAACCGCGGGCAGGTCAAGGGCGGCGGGCTTCATGTGTCCACCCCTTCCTTCTTCACGATTTTGAGGGGTACCACTGCGCCTTTTTCTTCCGGCCCGTAGTTTTTGACGTAGTTCTCAAACAGTGTGGCGTCTGCAATGAGTTCCTCAACAGTAGCTTTAGGGTTCCGCTTGAGCGCTAGCGCAAGGCACTCAAGGCGTGTCAGATCGTCATCGGATTCAAAATCATCTAAGCTCATGCTTCAATCCCCAAAACACCGGCTTTGATGGCATTGATGTGCTCTGGTGAGATGCCGCGCTGCTTGCCCGTTTCCTCAACCGCGGCCGCGACCTTCTCCAAGGTTTCACGGCGCTCAAGCTCTTTCGCTGCTGCGAGTTGCTGGTCGAAGTCCACTTTGCTGGCTTTGGTGGTCTTCTCGATGGCGGATGCCAATGCAGCCAGCTCCTTGGCGGAGAACTGCACTGCTTCGCCCATGTCGTCGGTTGAAGCCAGCATTCGCAGACACGCTGAATGCAACAGCTCCATGTTTGCACGGGCAACGTCACTGGTGACTTTGTCGCCAAAATCACGGGAGAGGGCTTGTGCCATCATGCGGGATTCGCGCACTCTGTTGGAAACCGCATCCCAATCCTTCAAATGGCGACCCAACGCTGAACGGCTTGGAACCTCGTCTTCTGGAAGCAGGGAGTTGAGAGCGTCAAGGATTTCATTGATGGTGCGGCCGTTCGTGCGCAGTTGCGCAATGCGCTCCCGTATCTCTTCGGGCAACCGGTCGATGCTGCTCGGCTGGTTCTTTTTGCCGGACATATCAGACCCCCACGCTGGGTTTCTGCACCCCTTCAACCGTCACTCGTCCTTCAGCAACTTCGACGCCTCGGCGACGAATCTTTGCCACGGTCACCGTGCCGACAGTTTCCAGTACGACTAGTTCAGCCTTTTCCAGGAAAGCGAGGTCTTCCGCTATGGTGTCGCTCGACACCCGCGAAAAACCAAACTGCTCCAAAGTCTGCTGAATGATGCTGTCATTCGCACTTCCGCCTACATCTTTCAGCAACCGAAGCACGGTAATACGGCGGTTCGCGGCCATAAACTCATTGTACGACACGGCTGCCTCCGTCTCTCATGTACTCATCGATGCGGTCGACCTGCTTTTCCACACGGTCAACCTTCACGCCGACCGCCTTGAAATCACCTCGGAAGTCTGACAGCGTAAGCGTCAGATCGTGAAGGTCTTTGGCTTTTGGGAGATCCTTCAATACGCTTTCAATTTTCTCTAAACGCACAGAGATTGTTGATTGCTCGTCTCGCAGAGCGGTGTGTTTGCGGGAGATTTCCTGCACTTCTTTGTCGAACTCTTCCCGCGTGACAAAGCGCTTCTTCAGTCCCCACCAGGCACCACCAGCCGCGGCGGCGATGATGCCCCACAGGATGCCTTTCCAATCATTGATTATTTCCCACATTGCGCCGCTCCTTTATGAGAATTTGCTGGCAAGCAGCGAGCTTGCGTTGCTTGTAAGCCACGTCCGCCTCTAGGGCTGCATTGCGCGTCGCAGTTGCGGCGTGATGTCTGGTTCTGGCTCTAATATCCACGCTGGCACTGGCGGAAGCGGCGGGCAATGCAGGACAGTCTTTGTCGCCGTACAGGCCGAAGTCGCCAGCAGCAACAGCAGCCCAAAAAGCATCGATCTCTTTGAGGTCATGGGTAAAAGCCTTGTAAAGGGTGGTTTCAATGAGGGAGATATCCTGGCCAAGCCCGTCAGCGGCTTTGTAGGCTTCGACCTGCGCGAGGGCTTCTCCTGCGTTGCGCTCTGCGACGGTCACATCCGCTGCTCGCTGCGTCCAAAGGGAGCCAGCGGCAAAGCCCATGACGAAAAGCAGCAACCCCGCAACCGCCAAGAAAGCGTTTAAATACCTATCAAACACAGTCCCACCTCCTTCTCGCGGCGATTAATCAGCCCCTTTTCCACGCGCTTGTTTTGGAGCTTAGAGGCGCATTGGCCGCTGGCAGCGCCTTTCCCTTTTGCCGTGGTGACGCACACCCATTGCCGCATAGCTTCGCAAGCTTGCTGGGTTTCGCCTTTGTTCAAGAGCTTCAGGAAGGTGGATTTGATGAAGGCGCCGGGGCCGATGTTGTAGATGAAGCTGGCGATGGCTGCGCGACGGGTTTCAGGAAGGTTCACACGCACGGTCGTGTCGATGAGGGCGAAAATCACCACAAGCTTGGCCTTCAGCATGAAGGTGCATTCCTCAGCGGTTTTCTTCTGGCCCATCTTCACACCCTCCGTTTCGCCGTAGCAAATCGTCGGTATACCAACGGAGTCGAGGTAGGCGATGAGCTTCAGACCCTCAACTTCCATTAAAAGCGCCGTAGCCAGAATAAGAGCGCTGCCGCCTCCTGCGGCCGCTACCTTAACCTTGCCGGAGATGTCAGAAAAAAATCCCCGCAACACACAGCGGAGCTGCGGGGCAAGACAACCAACCAACGATATAAGGAATCCATAAAGCATACCCACGACGATACCCGCGCGGGCGAGGTTGAGGCAGTGGAAGGCTATTTCCACCGCCCCGTGTTAGAGCAGGTCTAACTGGTCGTTTTCTGCTGCGGCGTTGATGACGCTGCGAATGTAGGGACGCGACAAGTTGGTGACGCGGGCGATCTGGTTATTATTCATTCCCTGCGCATGGAGGCGTAGAATCCTTTCTTTCCTCCCCAGCGCCAATGGCACTTCGAGCTGAAGGCCGCCCCATACGGCACTGAGCCGCTGCGCATTGCGAAGCCCGATGCTGTGAGCGATTGGGCTATGTTCCCCTGGCTTCAGCGGGATGGTCATGCGAGACCCGCCAAAGTCGATAGAAAGCTGTGCCAGAGCCTCTTCGCCGATGAGCATGGTCAGCCCTTCGATGGTGGGGTTGTCAGGTAGGTCTAATTCTTCAATATCTGCGAAATCTGTCATTTTCTTGCTCTTTCTTAAGTGGGCCTTTTAACTCGAAAGACTTGCCCAGGTCTTGAACTGTCCCAAATGCGTTGCTTTCGGCGCAACGTAGCCATCGTTATACTTTCATAAAAGCTCCTGTCTTAGGGTCTGGCTATTTGATAAGGGGGCATAGCCGCGAAATCTCCCGCCCTGGGAATCTGGTGGAGGGGAAGGTCTGTTTACCTTCGCATGAACAGAGGAATCACCCTCTGACGATGGCCGTTCGCGCCACCCGCACCCTCCGTTGTGAGCTTGTTAAGTATTCTCCTCGTCCAAAAACGTAGAGAATCCCTGATTAATTGAAGTGCGGTTGAACTTTTCAACGATGGCCGGCCACAATTTGATGCCGTATTTCATGGCAACTTTATCCACACAGATCACGACATCCGCCAGCTCTTCAGCAAGATGTTCTAAGTCATCGCGTGACCCTGCAATTCCCAACGCTTCACGCTCCAGTTTCTTGACGACGTTCAAAGCTTCACCGGCTTCACCACCTAATTCCAATGCGTGATAGGCGGGTGTTAAAACGCCGTGCTTGTCCCACTCTTTGTCACGGGCTGTGTTCGCATTCCGCAATTCTTGAAAATTACTCATTTTTTTATCCTTCCACTTTGCTGGCCAGCCACACGTCGCAAGCCTCAATTCCGTTTTTAAGAATGTCGAACTCTTCTTCTCCGACGGTGACGATGTCCTGTTGCAGCTCGCGGGTGCCGATGATGCGGCTGCCTATCAGCACGTCATTGAAAAACACATCGAAGCAGTAAAGATGGCCTTTGCTGCCATTGTTGATGTACTGACGGCCTAGCTCGCTGAAACGTGGATCACGCATCCTCTGCCTTTCTCGCGCGGCACTGGATGCCCAGCGTTTCGATGAGGTTGTCCATGCTGTCTGCATCCATCAGGTCGGGGTCAAATCCGGTCATAGGTCGCTCAAGGATGCGGTATTGCGCACGGATCACGGCGGCTTTGGCTGCGACTCCGTTGAAATTCACATAGAGCGGGTCTGCATCGGCGCGATGCCTTGCCCGTAGCTGCTTGATGTAACGGACGCAATCGGTGGTCGGGTGTCTCCAGCCGAGGCGGTCAAGCCATCCGCGCAGCGACTTGATAACCTTGTCCGCGTCCGAGGAGGTGAGCCATTGCAGGGCTTGCACCTTCGTCATGCGCTTGCAGTGAGCGACCAGAGCTTCCTCAGAAGGGTCGCGCAGCGCGCCGAGATGATAGAGGTTCAGCCACAAAGCGCGGATTTTCGTGCTCTGCTCATCGTCACAGCGCGGCCGCTTGCCGGCACGTTTTGAAGTGGAGACGAAGCCGAGGCGTTCAAATTCCTTCACCACCTTCTCCAGCTCCAGCTCGCTCATGTCTTTGGTGCTGCTTTTCTTGGTGACGCGCACGAGCATGGCACGGTAGCTGTCTTCCTCCATGCAGACCCTTTTCTTGGCGACATGGATGAGTTTAATCAGCTGATTGCGGGGTGCGTAGATGCGTTTAACGATGACTGCCATGTCACACCGCCGCGAAGTCTAGGCTAAGGCTCTGCCAAGGCGCAGCGAGGTCAGCACGACGGTAGAAGCGGATGTATTGCTTCGTCGAGATAGTCTGCATGGAGTCCGCAATGGCCTTCATAGCTTCCGGCCACTTCTCATGCTTGATGTCAAGCTGGCGCAACGAGAGGATGCTGGCGCGGTTCACCTGTCCTGCCTTATCAACGCGGAATGCGTGGTTGACCAAGGCAAGGATGGTATCATTCACGCCCTCGCTGGAGTCCTTGATGCACTCGTCGATGATGCTTTTGGCGATTTGCAGTTCTGGCCCGAAGGCGATGGTGTCCGCCACTTGCACTTGCACTTTGGTGAGCGTGTCGTAGGACAGGAACGTCATGTTGCCTTTCTTGCCGCGCATCACTTGCTTGTACTCTCCGGCGAGCAGCTGCACGAAGGCGTTTACATCCTCGAAAGACCCGATGCGGAAAGCTGCGAGAGCTTTGTGCAGCTCATTCGCTTTGTCGAAAAGGCTCAGCACCAAGTCGTCGCGCAGCTTGTCCTGCGGTTTCACCATGCCGATCGGCACGGGAATGCCCTCGTGGTTAATCATGTGTTGAGCGTTGCTCATAGCGGTTTTGTCCTTTCGATAGTTTTGAAGACGAGGCGAGACTTCTTCGCCTTGTCAAAGCGGATGACGTTCTTTGGCAGGTTCTCCGGCAGAACGCGTAGGTGCGGCGGAATCATCTGCGCTTCGAGCAGCTCGGCCTCATCCTTCCACTGTTCCAGATGAATCAGCAGGAGCTTGAGGTCGGCTAATTTGACGATGACACGCTCTGGATCACCGGTGACGGCTTGGGTCGGAATGCAGACCGCCCATGCCAGAACTCGTCTCAGACCTTCTGCAATCATGACGCCCTCCCTTTGTTGTTCGGGCAGCGGCGGCACTCCCGAAAGAGTGACACTGCCAGATGGTTGCCGGAGTTATAGGGTTTGGCTTGCTGCTGGAGACATTGACTGCCGCTGATCGCGCCTAGGATCGGGCAGGTAATGCCTCCAGCCATTAACGCGGTTTCAACGCGGCTTTTAACCGCCTCCATATCGCCCTTATAATTGCCGCGCAGCACTTGGTTGATCAGGGATGCCGAGCGGCCGATCTTCTTTGCAGCGGCCACCTGAGTGTGCTCATTGCAATAGCTGGCCAGACGCTCCACCCACTCCGGCAGCGGGTTCCAATGTGCGGCGGCGATGGATTGAGCATCTACGGTCTTAGGATTGCACATCGCCAACCTCCTTGCGCCACACCACCTTGCGGAGGTTAGGGTCGTAGACCTCTCTTCGGTCTTTCCCGATGACAGGCGCGAGTGGGCCGCTGTCCTTGCTTGGTGGCATGACGTATTTCTCAGGGGTTAGCGGGCTGTCTCCCGCCACCTTCCGCAGATAGCCCGCATTCCGCAGGGAGTGGATATAGCCCACCGTGGCGTTCTTCGTGGTTTTGGCCACGAGGCATACGTCACGCCAGTCGAAAGGAGCTTTGCCGATGACTTTCAATGCACTCCAGATACGCTGGCGGGCGGTCTGCTTGAGCGTCACGCCCTCTCTGTTCAGCAGAGGGCGAAGACGGGAAGCCTTCAGCACGGTGTAGGTGGTTACCTCACGGAAGGGGTCTTCCGGCTTGGTTTCCCGCAGGTAGCCCGCCGCGACCAAGGATTTGAGATAAACCACCACAGAGGACTTGTGCATCTTCACGTCACCTGCGATCTCGTGGCGCGTAAAGCTCTTGCGGGCAAGCATCGCCTCCCACATTCCATCGCGGTCGCTGGTGTACTTCACCTTGGCCATTAGAACCTCCGAACGGCGGGAGGGTTGGCGGACTGGAGCGGACGGTTGCCCCAATCTTTCGAGGTGACGGTTGTCCAGCCTTCAGCCTTGGCTTCATACGCGATGCGGTCAAGGTTCGTTACGATGCGGCGGACGGAGCCAGCCGCTTCCTTGACCAGACGGTTCACCAGCGCATCGTCCAGCGTCAGCTGTGGGGCATAGTGGTCAACCAAAGAGCGGACATCATCGGCGTCAGCGGGAAGAGCTTGCGCCCAATCCAATACACGGCCGTGGAAACGCTCGAAGGGGCGGAGTTTCTGCGGCAGCTGCTCTTCACCGATGAGCACCACTGCCGTGCGGCTCTGCTCATAGATGTCGCGTACCACTTCAATCAAGCCGCGCGCCACGAGGTTATCTGCTTCGTCCAGCAAGAGTGGACGTTGGGAGACGGCAAGGTCTTCGCTCACTTGGTCGGCCATCGCAGCGATGGTCGCAGCGGCGGCGATGCCCTGTTGCTTTAGGATGGCGGCAAGAAAAGCCTTCTTCGTCCATACGGAGCGCACTTCGATGTAGATGCCGTGGTGCTGCGCATTGACGTAGCCGACGGCAGTAGACTTGCCGAAGCCGCTTGGGCCGCTGAAAGTGCCGATGCCTGGAAGATGGGAGTCACGGTTCTTCAGACGCTCCAGCAGCTCTTCCAAAACGGAGATATTCCGCAGCGGTGCAGCACCTGTGTTGATGGGGGTATTGATTTTAT